GAGCCTACGAGTACCCGTGAGCACCGAGTCAAGGTCAAATGGAGATGAAAGAGCGAATTGTGACATATCCTGCAATACGTCATCAGCTTCTTCGGCACTTCCTGTCATGTTTGTTAATGTAATTCTAAATGTTTCGCCTTCAGACGCAGCACTTATAGCACCGGATACAATATCTTTAAGCCCACTAACAATCTTAGACCCAATATCAAATCCAGCAATTCCTGCTATGATATCTTTAATTTTAGAAAGTCCACTTTCGGCTCCGGAAGTATTAGCAGAAACATTAACAGATGCTTTAGTTCCGCTCACAGCGGAGTTAATTGCTTGTGCCATACCGCCTGTTGACGGGATGATTGAAACATAGGCGTAACCTAAATCAGTGGCCACTATGTAACCTCCTCTCTAATTGCTCTGGAGTCATGCGCATAAGCTGGTCGCCGGACCCGTTCTTTTTGCGCATTCCTGGTATTTGATATGGCTTAGGTGTACTAGGTTTCTTTTTACTATGCGTCGCTATGATGTTATAGTTAGTTCCACGTATCTCATTTATTGCGTCGCGTAACATAACATCTCGAACGTCAACACGCACAGCCGTTCCTTGCAACTTAGCCATTACCCTGCTATCCATAGGGAGTTGAGCTGTAAGAGTCGCAACATGCGATAAGCTCAACCCCCTTGTTCCAATAAGCTGCAAATTAACGTGATAATATTCTTCTAGATCTGCTTCCAATTCTGCCGGACATTCTTGCAGAACCTTGCCCAGCATTACGAGTTTTTTAGTGGCGCATTCAGCTGCTTAACAACAGCTTCCATAAAATCCTTTATGCGTTCCATAGGAAGTTTTCCATCTTCATCGGCAAGCGCACACATAGCATCTTCATATTGTTGCTCACCGAGGATAAACTTAAGAAAGTCAACAACATATGTCCCATTCGATTGCATCTGACGCATAATCTCAATGAGCCTAAAGTCATCAAAAACTTTAGGATCAACATCGACCTCAACATCATTATATTTAATGTGGATTGGGCCTGAATTGATAAACTTCTTGCCACGAATAGCTTTAATGAGGAATTCACGCTTATTCAATGCACCCGTATCAATGCCAAGCTTATCAGCCTGTGCCTTGAGTTCGGCAAATGACATATCTTCTAAGACATCTTTTGCCATGTTTTATGACTCCTCGCTAACAGAAGGCTGCACAAAAATACGCTTAAACACACCGTTAGTCTTCGTAAATGAAAGTGTAACATCATAACCGGTAACATCAGAGTTATTCATGCTTTCATCACCAAGGCCGGTTATAGCACCCTGCATAAAGATAAACCTCTTACGGCGCCCATTCTTAAGCACGGTATCTGCGACAAATGGATAAGATTCATCATTCCAGCCGGAATCATTGATAACCGTTTCTCCAGCTTCATTAGTAGTAACAGCATTTGGCGAATAGACGAGTTTAAATACATCATCTTTTTGTTCAATTAGTGTAAACTCTGCTGTTTCGGTCTTGTTAGATGTGGAGTTGTCTACTAGATCGCCACCCCAAGCAGAAACGGTGTTAGTATCAGCATCGTTGGAAAGCGTTATTCCATCTTCTGAAAGATAACCAAGCTCTGTAAATTTTGCATCAAGCTCTGACGTAGCGTTTGTCGGTAAAGTCGCAGAACGTGTAAAATCAACGTATAGCGCACCGCCAGTCCAAGGTTGCGTCCGAGAAACATTGTTACTATCCATATTAACCCTTTCTGTTAATCTTCTTGATAATCAAAGCTCACAATAATTTGGTAACGCGGTAGGTCGTCTTCTGACGGGAAATAATACATGCTGTCAATACTTAGCTTTTGTACTCTAGGACCTCTGTCAATACCTGTAATCGCCCCCGAGACTTCATAAGCCATTGCTTTTGCTCTACCTGCTGTTTTCGCCCAACACTGGACTGCCATAATTGGGTATTGGACATGATAATAAGCATCATAATTGCCTCCCGTGCGCTCTACAGTTACCATTTCATTAGGAGCAGGATTTGGACGCTGTGTAGCAGCCCGATACGATGTTGAATTGACAATCCAACCTATTACGAGTTGCTCAATATCAGTCACCATTCTCACCCTTTATTAGCACGGAAAGAAGCGCCTAAAGCCTTCATGAGCGCATTATGTTTGCGATTTGCGTATACTGCATGTCTGTCATAGGTATCAATATATGCTCTACACCGCGTAGGGCCCTCTTTCACAGTGAACTTATATTCACCGCCAAATGAAGATGCAACATCAACAGCACGCGCAGCATATTCAGAAATTAAAGCTTTAACAGCAGGGCTGTTGCGCAACTCAATAAACCCTGGTATGTTCTGGTGAAAACCAACCTTAGCCATTAGAACCTCCTACCTGTATAACAAGGTTCCATTTGGTTGGGCATAAATCATTTTCGTATCTATCCGGATAACCTACTGTTTTAAATGGGCCATTTCCTCTTACAGTTACAGCAGAAATATCATCTGTTTTGCCAGTCCATGACTTCGGAAGATAGAGTGAATAGTTCACATATACACCACGCTCGCGTAGATCACCTGGCACGTCTTCAAGTGTCCCTGGTGCAACAAGAACGCCTTCAATGTTTTCAGGAACATCGTTATACACAGCGTTTCCGTCCGCATCAAATTCACCGGTATCAACATGGTGTATGACCGTGACCATTTCACTCACGTTAGTTGATCACCTCACCTGAACGATTATGAATAGCAATGGGCATGGTATAGACGCCTGCTCCAGTTAACCCTAATTTTGATATTTCTGAATTAGTCAAATAAATATCGCCATTGGGGTTAGCAAATGTAGTAGATTGAGCAAATGGACCAGCTGTCCATGATGCCTGTGAAGCACCTATTGGTATGTCCACTGAGCTCGTAGAAGCAGATGCAAGCATTGCACGAATAACCATTTGGCAGCATACAGATTTGACCGCTGTCATAATGGTTTCATCATCTTGATCAAAAGTCACGCCAACTGAACGAGCTGTGAGGTCAATAGCGGCCGTTGCGTCATCGAGCAGAGCCCCCGCACGGGTAGACTCTGCATCGGTGAGTTCTCTCCACCTTGCCTCAAGATCTGTCACAGTAGCATATGCCATGATTATGATTCAGCCTTTGCGTCAGTAATGCGGACGAAATAATCGGCATCATCGAGAATAAAGCCAACACGTATCTCTGCGCGGATAGCAATAAGATCATTCTGGAACAGAGAAATCGGCGTCGCAGACCCAAGGTTCAAAGAAGCTTCGGTAGAACGGTCAACACGTATTCCATTCAGCACTGCGTAACGAGCGTGTGTAAAGTCGCCCGCAACGCCAAGAGTATTAGGAGTACCAGCGTTGTAAACATTCTTGCTCAGCTGCACAGGGGCGCCAAGAATGGTGCCAAACGCATTAGGATCTGCGATAGACGTAACAAACAGAGGCCGATTCTCATTATCTTTTTCGGTCATGAGCTTATTGCGCAGTTTCGGGGATGCGATAAAGCGATTAAGCGTCCCGTCTGCATCGGCAATAGCGGAATCGGTGGCAATAATTCCATCGTATGCGCTAGAACCATATCCGATAGCAGGAGAAGCGCTGAACTGGTCGAAATCAGATCCAGGAGCGGTCTCGTAACCATAAACAGTACGATCAAACTTCTTTCCAAGAGCAGCAGGGATACGATCAACAAGAGCATTAAACAATGAAGATTGGTCAGATTCTACTTCCTCAGAAAACGGCACGATCACCGCAAGCTTATAGATCCTTAATGTTTTAGTTCCAACCGTAGGCTCATCAACGGTTTTCTCAGCCGCTTCATTTGTCCAAAAAGCATCTGGATCGCCAGTGATCACTGGGAATTCATTAGTAGTCGCAGAAACGGGTTGATTAACAGCTGCTGCCATAATAGCAGACTGTTCCTGAGTCTTTTGGATAATCGTATCAACAACTTCAACCGGTAATGGCGCACCCGCGCTGGTAGTAACTGCCATATTAACACCTTTCTATTTCGTCGCACCAACCATATTGTCTTGCCACCAACTTGCTAATTGAGACTTAACATCCGTTGCAGGCTGTGCAGATGCACCACGGTCAGATTGAATAGGAGCAGCTTTGCGAGAAGATTTGACGAAGTCTGAAAGTTCTTGTGCAAATTCCCTCATAGAGTCTTCATCATCACCACTAATAAGATTAGAAGGAAGATCAAATTCTTTTGCAACCTTCCCACGTAAGTTTTCACGCTCACGTTCTTCGGAAAGCCCCGCAAGCTTACTTTTTGTTTCTTCCAATTCTGCACTTAGCTGCTTTAACTTCTCCTCTGCTTCATGTTGAGCCTTGCGAGCACGTCCCGTTCGAGAAATAACTGCCTTATCAATATCTGATTGATCATGACTGTTTTTTGTATCTTTCTCTTCTTGCTCTTTTTCTGTTACAGGCTCTTTATTTTCTTCTTGATCTTGTGGTATAGTTTCTTGCACATTGTCTGTTTCTTTTACATTTGGAGCAGTCTCAACTTGACTCATAAAACCGCCTTTCAGCGTTATGTGGCACTTTCCCGCGTGCCGCCAGCGTTAAGTGGCAATTACCGTTTGCCCATACGTAATTAATAGTATATCACAATTTAAACATAATTAATCCATAATTTATTCATAAAATATTATGAAAGCCCATACATTGAGCGCATATATGACAAAATTATGCTGGCATTCCCTGAATTAGCATTTTGACGTGCTGACCTGTACATATCTTCATATTCAGTGCTATCATAATTTTCTACGGATGAATCTTCGCCCCAGGAAGCCACAATTCGGCAATCACAATCATTATGATATTTATCAAATTTTCCTGCCGTCTCTTTTGAGGCATAGACAAATCCACGGCCTGCAAGCATGATACAAAACGCACACGTATGAACACCTTGCGGAACACGAGCAAATCTTACGCCGTTATCTTCACTGTTACCCATAAGTCTGTTTTCTCTGGCGGCATTCCCAGTGATCGTATGACGCATGGTTCCAAAAATAGCCAACATCATTTTTTGTTGTAATTGATCTTGATATTTTTGATAGTCACCCGATTGAACATATTTTGAATTGCTAAATGTCACAGTATTCACAAATTGGATATCGACCGACGGGGCTGTGACGGCATCATAATATCCATGTGCGCCAGCCTCAGCACGCATCCGATCATAAAGATCACGACCAACAGCACCACTTGCATCAGAATAACGCTTAATAATTGACCAGAATGAATTACGTATACGCGTAAGTTGTGCTGTTTCATTACTTAAAGCTGTACGCTCAAAAAATGATAACATCTCACTGAATTCGTCCGTCGCAGATGCATAAAGCGCGTTCATTGCGGTTGTTTGTGCTGCTAAAGATTCAGCACTAACCATTGACATTAGTTTCACCTCCGCTCACAGATTGATCCGTATTAGTTTGGTCACTCTCATTAGTGGTGGTAGCACTTGCAGACTTAGCAGCTTGCATAATTTTAGCAAGTACTCCATTTTCTGCATTGTATTCTGAACGTGCCGCACGCAGACGGGTAATCTGCGACTGTGAAAGCCCAACTTCCTCGAGAAATACGTCGCTTTGTGCGATCCACGGGGCAACACTAGCAAGCTTCGTCATTGCGTCGGATTGAGAAACAATAGAAGGCATTGCAGGAGACTTGAACGACGCCCTAACACCAGATAATGGAGAGCTAAGATCTGAATATGATGTGCCGTTCATAATAGCTAATGCCATACGAGCTATTCTTGATATGGTAGATCCATTGACTTCATTCATATCTTCGGCATCAATAACCATATCTTCTTTTGCGGCATAAATTGCTTCTGCACTAGATGGATTATCGCTTACTACACCAAGAGAAGAAACAGGTATATTTGTTTCACCAGAGAAACGAGCCGCAAGAGCACGCATATATCCGGTATGCGGTTCCATTGAAGACGCCGCAAGTTGCCCATAGGTAGGATTTTGCGTTGAACCTTTGCCACCAACAACACCAATGATGGAACCCATATAAGCATCCCATTTATGTTGCGTAACTTTGTCAGCGAAAGCTTGTGTTACGCCAGTAAAATAGCGCTGCGGACTCGTGAACAGCTCTGCTCCGACAGCCGTGCGCAACGCTTCTCGCACAGCTTCATCGGTAATTGCCATCACAGCACGATTGATACGAGAAACACCAAATGGTCTCATAAGAGACGGCCGGTATCGGATGACGTCAATAAGCGGTACTCCGATTGGGTTCTCAATAGCTGTAGATACCCAAGGGCTGCCAGACTTTTGACGCATGAGCTCAAACGTTACGTCTGGAAAGTAAGCAATGATACCGGTTGGCTCCGATGGGGTTTTATCATCAACGCTTACAATAGCAATGCCACATGATAGCCTCTTAAGCCGTGTATTCCATATACCTGTTGCCAATGTAGCGGGATATGCGTTAATTACAACATCAGGTTCACCCTCTGCCCCTGGCGTACACGTAATAAATGCACATGAAGACTCGAGTTCAGACGTTGCTGCTTCGCGATATAAAACCTTTATATCATTTGCTACCATTACATCATCGAATGCACTCTCAATGTGATCGTCGGGGAAGGTAAAGCCCTCGAGACGCGACCGCGCTACAAGTGCATCAACGGCTTTAGCAGGCCATCCTACCGTTGTATCAACGCCTAACAATGCAGGCGGGATCGCTATCCCTAGATCTTTACGCAAGTTTTTCATGCAATAATAACGATGTTTTACTGTATTCCTACTAAGTTTAATCATCCATGTACGCAACATTTGAGCAATAAGGCCAGACTGTTGTTGCGTTGGCCTGTCACCTTTAGCATAAGCAAATGCGGACGAAATTGACGCAATCGAGTTAGATGGTAGATTAGATTTCCAAACATTCGGTCCATCGAGAGAATCACTCATGCAAACACCAGCTCCATATCATCATCGGTTTCTTTTTTAGATCCAATTTCAACAGCGCCCCAATATGCAAGTGCTGCCGAATCGGCCTGAGTACAATCGGCACCTGGTCCAGGACTTAGCCCCCATCCTCCCTCTTGACCTATTTTTCTACGTCGTGCTTCGGTAACAGATTTATCGAGTTGCGGTTGTGAAGCGTGAGTAAGTCGATGAGAGTTAATGCCCTCGAGAAACACAGGAAGAATCTGTGCAGCTTCAAATGGACGTATGAGAATCATTTTCTCTTCAGGAAAACCGTTCTTTTTAAGATCAGAGACAAGAGCTGGAGCAGCAGATTTTCCATCAATAACAACGCAGCCCATAGTATCTGCACGATCCATAAGAAATTTAGTTAACCATGATAAACCATTTGCAACCATGCTCGACTTAATAAATTCAACATGTGCAGAATCGCTTATACCATCATCATTTTCTCTTGCAACAGCAGCAGATAAACATACCTCATATCCGTCTGGAGAGAATTTAACACCGAAAATCGGGTCTCCATCAAGCGGCGCCTTATTACCACCACAAGCATTCCATGACTTTTCAGGAATTGCCATACGCACATTACCAAGCAACCATAGACCGAGATGCTCCTGTGCAAATCCCTCTTTGCTCATCGACATAAGATCTTTTGTCAAAGCATTCTCGAGAAGCCATATTCCAAGCGACGGATTAAGCTTATACCATAGATCTTTGTCAGAAACATCTTTAGGCAAGTCATCGAGGCACCATTCGTCAAGACAAGATTTTTCAGCGCCATCAATAATTGATGTACGGACTTTAGTAAACGTTTCTGCACTCATAGTAATCTTAGGTGGCGTTCCTGCATAGACATCTTGAGGATCACCGCTAGGCGCAGCAGAGTTCACTGACGACATTGCTTGCATCTGTTCATCCGTGAGTTCCTGCGATTCGTCATAAATAACAATATCATAAGTAAGACCACGAGAAGCTGCATTTGTACGTGTTCCAAATTCAATACAGCTACCATTGGAAAAGTAGATACCCTCTTGCGCATTGGTACGCCTTACTTTAATACACTCTTTTCTCATAAAGGCTTTATGCTGTATAAGATTATCAATCCATCTAAAAGCTTTCATAACAGTCTTAACCTGGTGGGCTGTATAAAGTACGTTCCTCCCTAAGACAAGCGCACATACTAAAGCAAACACGTTGAGAATTGTTGATTTACCATTTTGCCTAGGCACCTCGAGCATACATGTTGTTGATGTAACCATTCCATTTTCATCACGATCGAGCCAATGACTTAATACTAACGTTTGCCATTCAGCTAGATTAACACCCATTGACTTAATAAAGCCTATGGCTGCCTTTGTAACAGATCCACCTTTTTGCTCAGGACAAATAGAACGAGTTGGCTTCTGTGATCCTATCCGTTTAGCTTTCATGCTTATCAGCCACAATTGAGCGTGCTTCAGCAAGTGGGTTGTCAGGGTCTTCATCTGGTACGAGCTCAGTTAATCGTTTAAGTACATCTTGCAATTGACGTGCGAGTTGTGCAGCGTCTTTTGGACTGTCACAATCGTCCATGAGTGCGCTAAGCTTATCGCGTAGTGCGATTAATGCTGTAGCTTCGTCATTTGTTTGCGCTGCACTTAATACGCTCATATAATTATACTCCATTCTATCATAGATTGTACCATATGTGTAGATATTGTGTAGTGCTTTATTGTCAGTTATTTTATATGTACATTAGGTATAATACCCAATAGAAATTAAGGCTGTACAAGCCACTGTAATGGCCTAGAATAGCAGATAATCCTAAATAAGCATAAGTCTCCACAGAAAGCAAAAGAGATGCTAATAATGCCACTATATTCGCTTGCAATGCCCCAAAATGGATAGCCGGGGGTATAAAAAGCGCTG